GAATATCGAAGCCCTCTGAGTTCCACCCACTCAAGATGTCTGCATCTTCGATGATATCAAGAAATGTATTAAGTAAATCTTCTTCTCGTTCAAATAAAAAACAGTTGTCGTATTGGTTGCATATTTCTTGTGCCGTAGCCCACGAATAACTCTTGGGCGGCACAACCAACGTAACTAGTTTGTCCATCCAGTCTAGATACACGCTAATTGCTGTAATTGGATTGAACGGATCTTCAGGTTTTGAGAAACCTCTCGCCGGGTCAAAGTCTACCTCAATGTCGAAAAAAACCGTTTGTAATTTAGGCGAATTGGCGCCAAGATAGTTTGTCTCTAAACAGCGAAATATGGGATTGATGTCACTTTCCCACAAAATTTTTCCTGAGTTGATTTTAAGTTCTTTATGATATTCTTTGCTGTTGCGAGTGCTGAATCTTGACACCGCAGTGTGATATATGGTACGATACTTGCCCTTGGGATCATCATAGTAGAACACATATTCAGCGGGATATTCACGGTACTGTCGTTCGCCATTCACACGTTCTACCACACGAATGCGATCTTTGTCTCTGTCAAACAGAGCATCTATATAACTCATCTATTCTCCTTGTGTGACTTCTAGCTCACACTACTCTACATGCCGTTTTTGGTCCAGCGAGACCATGATATTTATTGTGCAAGCATTCTTGCTAGTCCTACTGTGTCAATTGTGACCAGTAGTAGATAATTGGCCAACATACCAAAGGAACCACGACTATAAGCACACCCAGCGTATATAGCACAACCTGTAATCCAGACTGGATACAGGACAAGAAGGGGTGGATTAGGCACGGTGAGGGCCATAGCGATAGCACAACCAATAGATAGAGCCCAAGCCAGGACCTCAAGACAAAAACGCAATCTATGACTCGCATAATCCTGCCGGATCCATTGTGAGATTTCATATAATATGTGATTCATTAGTCTGCATGCCTGGTTAAGTAATTGATTCTAATATTTTTTGCTCCAAAATATTCTTTCACACAGCGAACGACAATATCAGAATCAAATTCTTTACAACTAAAGACGTCAAAGTATGCAGAATGGTTTGTTTCAATAAAATGACCAGTGATGGTACTTGTGGTAATAAGTTGCATCAAACTGTAGCCTTGTTTGGGATCACCGGGTAAAAGATACTCTATCACCGGATCTCCGTGTGCTGTCATATCAATGCTCTTGACTAAATTGGTAACAAATGCGTGTATATTTGCACGACTTTTTATACCATCGTTGCAGCCAGAACAATCAAGCATCAAATGATACCCAAAGTAAGTCATAGTGTTTTACCTACAGTTTGCAGAATGGTGTTGAGTTGTTCATTTTCTGCGTTTGTTTCGCCCAGCTTGCTTTTGTGTGCAATGCGAATCGCTTTCTTTAGCACACCAGGTTTAACTTCCAATTCTTCGGCAATGGCTTTAACGGTGTCGTTGAGTCCCTCTGTGAGATCCTCAACTTCTTGCATGATAGTCATGCCTTCATTTATCAATTGTGTAAGTTTGGCTTTTTGTTCTGAACTGAACATTCTTGAACTCATAATATCTCCTGTGTTGAGTTAAATAAATTATAAACTTATACGTCAAAAATTGCAAGCGATATTTGCTCACTTTCAACCTTGGGGCACGACTCCCGTGGTTGGCGCAGCAGCCGCGCACACCGGTCCTAAGGGTGTTCTTATTTTTTTGGTTCGCATGTGCGAGTGCGTTGGATTGTACCATCCGCTTTGCGTTCTTCACGCCATTCTGTGCATACTTGAGTTTCTGTTCGTTCTGGTAACACTTTGTCCACAGTCCAGTTGGCTGCCATCCAGCCCATTGCACTAAAAAATCCCCATACTAGTATTTCTGCCATCATTTAGTTTGTAATAATAATTTAAGTCTTTGTTCTAGCTCTTCCCAATATACCAAATCTGCTGTTATTGGAGTGACCAATATAATTGAACTTGGAAGAAAATACGGAGTACACAATCCAGCATATTCGTAATCTTGTTTTGCCAATGATTTGTTTACTAAAAGCTCTTTAGCCAACCCGGTTCCTCGAAAACCAGTTACACCGTAATCTTTTAATTTATCAAATAAAATTTCATGTTGAATATTAATATTTTCGACCAATTCAGAATTAAATTGTTCTAACACACAATTGGCTAAAGCTATACCAAGCATTTGCGGTTGCCAGGTATGACCGTACATGATTGAATTTTTTACATTTGAATAAACTCTGTCATTCATCAAAGCACAACTAAGTGGAACCATGCCGCCTGTGATACTTTTTCCCATTATGTTGATATCAGGTTTTACGTTGTATTTTTGATAACTAAACGCAGGTCCTACTTTGCCAAATCCGCCCCACACATCATCTACTATCAATAATATATCTTTTTGGTCACACAACGTCCTAATTTTTTGCCACCAATTATTAGTCCATGGTCGTAAACCGTTTATCCACGGAATAGATTCCATGACAATAGTTCCTATAGAAATATCTGTATTGGTAATCTTTTCAATTACACCAAGTAAATTAATTTCATCTTGAACTTGATCATTTGCAGGCGCTGGTAAAATTATATTGTAGTCTGACGACTTTTCTCCGCGTAGCATTCTTGCACGGTAAGTTGTACCATGATAACCAGGATAGAAGCTTATTGTCTTATTTTTTCTTGGATCAACATTTTTCCAATATTGGTCTGCAATTTCTAGTCCAGCTTCAACACCATCACTGCCACTGACAGCATACAAAACTGCATTCATGCCACTTGTTTGCAAAAGTCGTTTGTTAACTTTTTCTACTAGATGATTTTTTTCACTTGATCTACCGCGTAAAAACTGAACATCGCGCAATTGAGATTCAACAGCAGCAATTAAATTGGAATCGCTGTAGCCCCAAATGTATGCACTGTGTCCGCACATTAGGTCTAAGTATTTTTTTGATTCTGTTTCGATCCAATAATCATAGGTTTTAGTAACAAAGCGGGTCGCTTCTTCGTTACAGTGTTCGACTATTTCCATAAAAATATTTTGAGGGTTGATTAATACAATCTTTGATAATTCCTACTGCTGTATTATTTAAAACAACTTCGTAATGGTTACATTCTAGTTCAACCAAATTCATAATGTCTTCGCGTTTACGCTGACTCGATATAGTGACTACTCCGTCGTTAGGAGCAGGAATCCAAGGTGCTGATCCTTGAATAGTTACTATATTTGTCCACGGTTTGTTAATACGTATTGATCTAGAAAGTTTCATAGCCCACGACGTGGGACCTATATCTTTCAGTAATCGACTGTAAGGTAAAAAGTACTTGGCAACATCCGCCACTTCCGCGCCACCGTATGGTGTACTTAGTGTTACTGCACCCAACACCTGATTTTCAAATGCGGCTGCTAGATGTAATGCGTAGATTCCGCCAAGACTATGACAAATAAAAAACATGTTTTTTTGTGCCGATAACAAATTTTTCATGTTTTCTAAGTTGACTTCGAAGCCGTTCCTGCTGTCATAATTTATGAGCAGTTCTTTGCCTTTAATTTGTTGTCGAATGTAGTTGAAACTTTCACTAGTTGCACTGGCACCGTGAATATAGACTAGAAGCATTGTGCGCTTATTTAAGAGTAGATCTCAACATCCATGAATGTTTTGCATGGGCATCTTGTCTGCTTGCTAGAAAATCACTTAGGCCATGTTGTCCTAATTCTTCAGCAGCTTGAAACACGATTCGAAACATTTCTTGCATCTTGTCGCTGTCTTGTAATAATTCTAGTAGCATGGACTCCGCAGGCAGAATATTAGTTTCGTCATCAACCAAACTGAGTACACTAAAACGCTCAAAAGAACCTGGAGTATATGAACCAGTCGCTCTTATTTCTTCAGCAAATTTGTCAATGCTGCTGTACACTTCTTCATAAATTTTCGCAAACAATTCGTGATATTGTGGAAAATTAGGCCCTTCCACATTCCAATGAAAATAGTGTGCTTTGAGGTAAAAAGCATACTCACTGGCAAATGCTATTTTAAGAGCTTGTTTTAATGCGTCCATTGCCTATCCTAATAAAGCGTATTTATCTGCCTTGCCCTTGATAGGCTTTATGACTTCTACGCTTACTTTTGTTCATAGCACTAGTCTTGGGTCTGCGTCCGCCTTGGCTGGTGGATTTGACCACGTGAGCTATACTTTTTTTGTTTGTTTGTTGTCCTGGTTTAGCCATTGTGTTCTCCTTGAATTATTTAAACAGTTTGCTTTTACCGTAATGTTCGTCGTTGACCTTGTCTGAATTTTTTTCGTACATTACAGTGTCTGTGTCGCCCAAACGCCATTTAGGATTTTGTTCTACTACATATTTTTTAGTGCATACTTTAAAATCTGGAAACTTCATGTCGCGTGGGTTGCTGGCAGCATCAAAAAACAAGCATCTATTGTTTGGTTGTGCTGCATATTGACCGCTGTCTAGTTCTATGAAATTAAAACTCTTATGGTCTTCTGGCCATTCACTGTATCCAGTGTCTATGATGTTGTGATTAGGATGAGCATGATCCACAGTAAACATGTAATTGCCTGAGTACATGTTTTTATCTTTGGCATAAAATTTACAACTTAAATTTCTTAAAAATGCTTTTTGTATCACAGTCATATCATAATCAAAGCAATCCCAGATTTGCAAGGTATCTAGATTTAAAAAACTTGCAGTATCAAGAAGGTTTGTGCGTGATACAAACGCATGCAGTGGTAATTTATCGTACAGTGCTCCGTAGTTGGGCAAGTAGGCTTCAATTCTAAAAGCTTGTCCTCTTATGCTTTTGATAGATACCCATATACACGGCTCATATTCGCCGTGTCCCTTTTCAAAATCATAGAGAAATTCTCGTCTGATATAACAGTGTACAGGTGGTGTGTTAGCTACTAGAAATGACATAGATTTGACTTATGGTTGTTGATTTTTGTCTCCGGGGAATATTCTGCGAATTAAGCTTTGATTTTGCCTGTTGGGATCAATTACATTGCCCAATTCTTGATGTACCAAAGCCTTGGGATCTTGTAACAATTTGCCTGCTGTAAAAATCGTACCTAACGCATCTAGTCCCTTTCGTAATGCACTAGGTTCTTGCTGTTGATCCTGTGGTGGCTGTAATTCCGGAATACCTTGTTCTTTCATACCTCTAGTCTTGGTTGCTACATTCTTGGCTGGCCCTCTACGCTCTGGATTGGGATCTTCTCTGCGTTTTTTAGCTGCTGAGCTAGCACGACCTTTTTTACCAAGACTGTGTGCTTTGCTAGCAGGCAAGCATTTGGGTTTACCTTCGCCGCCGTCTCTGCCACCACACTCACCTCTAATTTTACCATCAGGACCGAAC